TAGGTCCATCGGGGTCAGCCATCGGATCAACTCATATTCGATATGATGGTCGTGGTGGACCAGCCCGACGAATAATTATAGACAATGGTCAATTTGAGATGGACTACCAGGAAGAACCCGACCCAGAACATGATGCATTTGAAGCGCGTATACTAATAGCATTAAATGAGTTTAATGCTGAGACACCAATAATAAGTGATTATGCTACTCCTACTAATACTGATACTTATACTAATACTTATACTTATAATGAGGGGGATGAACATAATGATGAGGATGAACATAATGATGAGGGTGATCCTAATTATAAAAAATATTTAAAATATAAAAATAAATATTTGCAATTAAAATATAAACTAGGTATTTAATATATTTTTATCATCTATTTCACATAGTGTTACATATCCAGTTCAATTAAAGCTTATGTATTTGATTATATATAAAATAAATATATATAAATTTTTGTATAATTTTTTTTAAAATAAAAATTTATTTTTTGCTAGTGAATAAGTGCAACTGCTTCCTCCGCGGGCGAATGGTGTCGATTGCACTTAATTCATTGGCTCTAGCACTTCTTACCGTGCTATCAATAGTTCACATACCATACCCCTAGGAAGTTTTGCTTCTTTGAAGGATCTTTATGACGAGGCATATGATGATGAACCTGCATTAATGCTGGCAACACGACGCGATTTTCGTTGATTACACAAACTTGAACATGATTCGGCAATTGACAAACAGCCAAGCGTTATGTCTCTGTAGGCGCATAGCGCAACTGGTATGTTATTAGCACAACTTTTATACATTACCGTTTTGCGCGTATTGTCTTGCATGTTTGACACAGGCGGTCGGATAAAAGGTATAATATTAAAATTATTATATATAATTTTAATATATATATCAATTTTTTTATTCTCTTGATTTAAAATACGCATCACTAAATGGTTTAAAAAACATGCTATATATAAAACTGCTGGTAATTATCATAATTAATGTAATTAATAATTTAAATATTACATTATTTGGTAATTCAATATTTAGTGTTTTATTATTACCCTCACTTTCAAAAATAGGTTTTAATTCACCATTATTAATTCGGTCAAATAAGAAATTACTAATTAAATATAAAATAAATAATAAAATTAATTTAAAAATAAACCAAAATTGAAATAAATTAGATAAAACACTTTTACTATTATCTAACATTTGACTGGATAATTTTTGTTTAGGTTCCATAATATTATATTATTAATTAGAAATTAATAAATTATTTAATACTTTTTGTCTTTTTCTTTTTAATAATTGGTGTATTTTCTTTAATTTTTAATTCATACCATTTATTATATTCTGATTCTAAAATATCTAATTCACTAATCCATATATCTTTTGGTGATTTACTATTAAGTGTATTATATTCTGTTTCTTTGTCTTGTTCTTGTTGTTTTAATTCATTTATCTTTTCCATAGTCAAATTATAAATAGGCATTGTTAAAAGATAATCATATGATATTTTATCATCATCTTTTGAACGTGCTAATTGTGGAAACTGTGCTTTAACAAGTTGTTCTTCAATATCACTTCGTTTTTTATTATTAATTTCTAATTTTTTATTAACTACTAATAATATAAATTTAACTTTATAACTAATAAGTTTTAATTGATGTTCAATAATTGCTAATTGATGTGCTTTTCTATCACTATATAATGCTAAACGTATTTTATAATAATCTCTGATAATATCTTCAACTGTATTATAATGTTTAATATGTCCTTCGGGTCCATACAAGTGCATATTTGTAATTGAATACTTTTTATATAAATGATATAATTTATCTATTTCAGGTGTATCTTGTAAATAACCATCTTCAAATAATAATTCAAATTGCACTTTGGAATCTGTATTATTATCTTTGTATGAAATAAATGGATTTTCTTTTTTAACTTTTTTTATTTTCTTAGTATCTACCTGACTACGTAATGGAATATCATTTAACATTTTTTCTAAAAATTCTTTATAATTACTTGTCCACTCACCTACCGGTAATTCTGTAATAGTTAATTTATTACCATTAATAGACCATGAACCATAAATCTCATAATTATAATCATCTATTTTTGATATTGTTCCATTAAATCCTTGCCACCATGGGTCCATTGGTTGACATTCTTTATTCTTTAATATTAATCTCAAATTTTTAATAATATCAAGAGGATTATATGGTGGTATTTTTGTTGAAAAACCAGTGCCAATACCTGCTGCACCATTAACTAATATCATTGGAATAATAGGAGCATAAAATTCAGGTTCAATTGGTTCGCCATCTTCATCTTGTTGTTTTAATATTGGATTATCTAATGGATTATAAATTAGTGTTGTTAGTTTTTCTAAGCTTGTCCAGATATAACGCGGTGATGCTGCATCTGAACCACCTTTTAATCTTGTTCCAAATTGTCCTGCTGGTAATAATATATTAATATTATTTGAACCAACAAAATTTTGCGCCATACCTATAATTGCTCCATTCAATGACATTTCACCATGATGATATGCTGCTTTGTCTGATACAAAACCTGCAAGCTGAGCTACTTTAACTTCTGTTTTATCTAAACCTCTTAAATACGCTCCATATAATATTTTACGTTGCGATGGTTTAAGTCCATCTATTACTGATGGAATAGATCTATATAAATCTTCATTAGAAAAGTGAATTAAATCACTATGAATAAAATCATAATAAGGAATTATTTTTTGTTCATAATTAAGAACAACATTTTTATTATAAGACATTAACCATTTTTTACGATCATTTGCTCTTGTTTTATCAAATGCTAATCTTATAGCATCATCATCATCATGAATTGGAATAAATACATCACTAATAGTATCATCTGCAGTTTCTGTAATTAATTTAGTTTTACTTTTCTTTTTAATAGTATCTGATGTATCCGATGAAATATTTGGTTCTATTGTAATAGTATTTTGCCAAATATAATTTAAAAGTTTTGTTTCAATATTATCAAAATATTCTTTTGCTTCAAGAGTTGTTGATGTTCCTAACCCCTTATAATATTTAATTTTAAAATTACTTGCTTCTGGTGTAGCTTTCCAATTATCATAATCAGACAAATTATAAAAGGTAATTATATTTTTACCTTTTGTAGCTTTAACAATAGGTGTATTTAAACTTTGAACAAATGAATCTTTTTTAACAAGCGATGGCCACAAACTATGCAACATATTAATAAATAATCCTTTGATATGTGTACCATCGGTGTCTTGATCTGTAAGCATTAATACATGACCATATCTAAGTGTATTAAATTTATCTTCTGTTGAATAATCTTCACCTTGTTTTAATCCTAAAATTAATTTAATATTTTTAATTTCTTCATTTGCAAGTAGTTGTGCAGCTCCTGCTTCTCGGACATTTAGTAATTTTCCTTTCAATGGGAAAACACCATAATAATCTCTACCTATAACACCTAAACCAGCCATAGCAGTAGCTTTTGCAGAATCACCTTCTGTAAGAATTAGTGTACATTTGTCAGAATCTTTGGAACCTGCTTTATTAGCATCTTCTAATTTAGGAATTCCAGAAATTTTAACTTGTTTTTTCCCATCTGTTTTTTTAAGTCCTGCATTTTCTTTAAATTTAGCAAGATTAATAACTTGTTCTACAATTCCACATTTAGCAAGTTTCTTTAAAAATGGCACAGATGGGTCATATTTTGAACCAAATTTATCTGCTTTACTCATTAATGTATCTTTTGTTTGAGAACTAAAAGTTGGATTAATAATAACTGAATTAATAAAAAAGACTAAATTTTCTTTCAATATTGATGGTGTAATTTTAATCTCTTTATCTTTCTTTTTAATATAATCATTAATTAATACTTTGATTATATTATCCATTACATGATTGCAATGTGTTCCGCCTCTAAATGTATTAATACCATTAACAAAGCTAATAATATCTCCTCCTGCATCAGGTTTATAAATAACACCAACTTGCCATCTTTCATTAATATCATAATATAATTCACATTGTTTTGGTGGATAATATAATTCAATATAAGATTTAAAATTATTAGATTCTATTTTTGTATCATTAAAAAATACTTTAAGTTTATTATTACTAGTTCCGCTAATATCAATAGTTCTACAATAGAATAAAGCTTTATGGTCTTTATCAAGTCCTTTCATATTAAATTTTTTAAAGTCCGGATAAAATGTTATTTTAACAGAACTTTTAGTTTTAGCTGGTAGTTTTGTAATAGACGGTTTATCAATTTGAAACATATTATTAGTCCATTCTTGTTTATAACGTTTGCCTCTTTTAGCATCATCTATCTCAACAATAAACCTTGTTGAAAATATATTTGCACACTTACTTCCATATCCATTTCGCCCTCCTGTTGTTCGCGCTTCACTATCATCATAATTTGAACTAGTTAATAATTCACCAAATATCATTGTTGGAACAAGTATTTTATGTACAGGATGTTCTTCAACAGGAATACCAATATCTCCATTATTATAAACACTTATATATCCTTCATCCATATTATAATTAACTTTGATTGTATCACATGTTGGATCATTTTCAGATGCATCTCGCGCATTTACTAATAATTCATCAAATACTTTTCTGAAACCTGGAGTATATGTAATATTATCTTTAATAATTTTAGGCAACTCTTCATTTTCTATAGACTCTTTATTATATATCCACATAAGTTCTGTAGTTTGTTCAATATCACCAATATAAGTATCTGGACGGAGTAATATATGCTCAACTTGTCCAATTTTATTATATTTCTCAGCATCAGATTTTTTTGTTGTCATAATTGTTATAGTTGTTATAGTTGATAATTATATTTTTATATATATTTATCAATTTTTTTTATAACCTTATATAGTATGAATTATTTAAGAATCTTTTTACATAAATTATTACATAAAAATAAAAGTTCTACTAACACACTAACAGATGATGAATTAAGTTTTATGATAAAAAATTATATTAAACATAATAAAGTGTATTTATTAGAATATGATATAGATTATATTATAAATATAATAATAGATTATCCATTATCATGCATTGTTGTATATAATTTTAATAAATTATATCTAAAGAAAATGAAATTATTACTTACAATAAATGAATGGCGAACACATTATACAAATGATTTATTTTGGAACTTATTATCATATGAAAAATATAATTATTTATTCAAATTAAAAGAAAGATTTAATAGTATTTTTGATTGTGCAAAATGTAAAGAACCATTTAATTATAAAATAAGTATTCTATTTGCTAATAAAAATACAAATTATGAATATATTATATCACAAGTTATTGAAAGATTAATGTGTATATTAGATTTATTTAATCAGGATATTTTTGTGTCATTACAAATACCATTAATAAAAGTTAAAGATTTTTATGACTTACCGCATAAGAATATAATACAATATATGATTATAATTTATAAAAAAATTACAAAATTAATAAATATTTTAATAAAATTATTTAATTCATATAATTTAACATGTATCCAATTTAATACTTTAATAAATTATATTCCAATATCAAAATTATTATGCATGAATAATATATACTATCTTAATTAAATAATAATTTACCCTGTCCGTGTGTCACAACAAATAAATCATATATTTTACCAATCATTTTTAATATTAATATATTTTTAATATTAATTGTATTAGTTGAAGTAAAAAGTATTTTTAATTGTGCTAAATATTCTTTTTGCCAAACTGAATTAAGCACTATATTATATTGTTTGCCTTTAATATATCTAAAATTACATGTTCCAGATGGTTGTGTTTCTTCTGGATATAAACAAAATGAATGATAATAAAGACCTTTGGGTAATGTATTATTTAGTAATTTATAAGATAAAACATATGTATAATAATTATCATCAACATTTGTTAATAATACATCTAATTGATTTAATATAAATTTTTGATTAATTAATATATTTTTATTATTATAATTATTTATATCAAATTTAAATTCATAATTTTGTCCAAATGGCGAATATCCATCAATAAATAAATTAGGTTGAATATACCATATTAATTCTTTACATGGATTATTAAAAGATAATTCACAATCAAAAGAATTAGTATTTTTAATTGTAAATGTATCTGAAACAAAACGTTCAACAATATATTCTAGTTTTCCACTAGCAAATTGTGTTCTTTCAATATCATCTAAGAATACTGCTTCGCATATTAATTTTATATCAGGAACTTCAATACTACTACTATATAAATTATAATTAATGTAAGGGTAATAAGACATTATTTTATATATAAAATCTTTGTATATTGGATCAGTTATAGTCATTAGAAAGTGAAACCATTGATCTTTATTCATAGTATAATTAACACCAGCTGTTAAATCACCTGTGCCGCTATATGTTCCATTTGTTTTTAATATTAATGTTCGTTGTGTTTCATTTAATTCAGGAAATTTTAATAATAATAATTCATTATTAATTATATTACATACATAACTAATTGATTTATTATTTATATTAATAGAATAAGAACTGTATTTTAATTTTGTATTTAATGTGAAATTAATAACATTAGATACTGTAACATTTATAACATCTAAATAATTTTTATCATAATTTTCAAAACATAATATTTTAGAAATATCACTTAGTTTAGTATTTATTATAACAGTTGAATATTGCATTGCTACAAGTGGTAAACTAGCACCAGAATTTTTATTAAACCAAAATATTAAAGGAACTAAAATTTTTCTATTTCCTTTAATATTATTATTATATGTAGTCATTTCTGGAGTATGCCCTATCATAGTTAAATAATTAGACATTTGATCAGGTTTAACATTATGCATTTGTTGAATGTGTAAAATATCTTTTGTATATTTATCAAATTCAGTGCCACCAATTTCTAATTTAACATATTCAAAAAAACTATGACCTAAATATTCTGCAAAATTAAAATTAATTTGATTAGGTTGTATTATAGCATCAATTTTAGTTTGTGTGTCATTTATTAAATTATTATAATAATTTAAATAATAAACCATTTGATCATAATAAATATTAATTTTAGTTAAAATTTCTGTTTTTGATATAAATTTTGTAGAATCATAAATTTTATCATTTGTAATTAATAATGTTAATTTAGAAATATAATTAGATATATTAATTTCATTTAATATTACTTCATCAACTTTAGTTTTATATAAATCTTTTGTTAATTTATTTTTATAATTAAATGATGCAACTTGGTCTTTTAAAATTGTTAAAGTAATATTTTCTGTTTGTAAAATATTATATAAAATTCTATATAAATTACTTTCAACATCTACAAAACCTTTTAAATTATCATATAATGTTTTATATGTATTATATTGTGTAGTTAAATTAGATATAATTGTTTTTTTCCGTTCTATATAATAAGTATTAGTAATGTATTTATCTGAAAAACTATAAGACGGTAATGTTATTTCAAAATAACATCTATGTATTGCATCACCTTGATTTAAAATAAATGATAATTCATCCTTAAAATTAATTGTCTGTTCTGGTATAATTTCAATTAATTCTGTCGAAAAATTAGTATGTCTTTTATATACTTTTTTAAAAAAAGTAATTTCTGGATTAATTGTTAAATAAATATCTTGTTTTCCAGATATTACCATTTGTATAATTCCTCCAGTCATTTTATATTAATATTTATAAATAATACTTTTGTTTTAAATTAATATAATAATTTATTATATTAATTTAATATGTTTGAATATTTTTAGTTATATTTAGGGGCAATTAACAGAAATCCCACCCTGTTGTGCGAACTTTTCCATAGGAACAACAAGCTGTTTAGTTAATAAATGGAAAACAGTAAAACCGGCTAATGTTGCACCAAGGTCGTACATGTCATTAGCAGGGAATGCTTTAGTCATAACATAAGTAGATAATAAAGCACCTGCAGATACTTTAATAATATCATTTACTAGAGGCTGCTGTTTATTGGACACAGTTGGTACATACTGTTTAAGCATCATATTGAAGAGTGCATAACCACCAATGATTGCACCATGTTTGGTGAACCACGACTGATCAAACCCATCAATCGGCGCGTTTCTCATTAAATCATAAATTATTTTACCACCTGCGAAAATAGTACCGAATTTAACAAGATCATACACCGACGATTCAATTCCTTCATTTTTAGTATCAAGTTGAGAGTTAATGGTTGCACTTAACTTATTTGTTACTAAACCGTGTAGGGCAACTGCAAGTAATGTAGCAACGGTTGAATTTATCCAGTCATTATCAAAAAGGGTGCGCCCGGGGAATAATTGATAAGAAATAACGTGTGATACTGTTAGGAAAGTTATGAAAAGTGTTAAATCAACTTTAGTGATTTGTATATCGGTAGGAGATGTCATTAAATATATATAGAAAAAAACTAAATATTTTTAAATTAAATAATTTTAAATAAAATTTTTATAGTAATTTATAAATTTTATAGTAATTTATAAAGTGAGTTTATAAAAATATAAGAATATCTATAAATATTAATATGAAATTTTTTGACTACAAATTTATCATTTTACTAGGACTAACAATAGTAGTTTATTTTATTTATAGAGAAATTGAATATTTACGAACAAAAATTAATAGAATAGAAAAAGATATTATTAATATACATGATTCTACTAATAATATTGCTAAATTACAACAATTTCCTAATAAAATAGCGATAGTTAAACCAATTATAACTGAACCTTGCACTACTTTACAAGGCAGTGAACCTGATACAGCAACTGCAGAAATTGATCCTATAACACACGATAAGCTAACTTGCACTGTAAAGCAGTGCAATGAATCTGCAGAACATATAATTGATAATTTATCTAAAATAAAATTAAATATAATTAGCGATTTACATCCAATGATAAACACATGTAATTATACTCAAAAAATAAATAATTTAATAATAATAGATGAAGATAATTCAGAACATTGTGATTATTCTACTAATATAGATTCCCCCTGTCATTTAGCAGTTTATTCAAATGAAAATGATTCTTGTGAAAATACACAAGATAAAAAACAAATAGATAATACTAACACGTTATTAGAAAGTATTCCGAATAATACTAATACATTATTAGAAAGTATCACAGATAATACTAATAAATTAGAAAGTATCCCAGATAATACTAATAAATTATTAGAAAGTATTCCAGATAATACTAATACATTGTTAGAAAATTTAGATAAACATAAATTATATGAAATAAAAAAAATAGCAGAAGATAATAAAATACATATAAATAAAAAAATAAATGGTGTTTATAAACCAAAAACAAAAAATGAATTAATTATGGAAATTATTGAATTAAAAAATATCTAATTATATATATATAATAATGGATAATCGTTATTTTAATTACAAATGCCCGCCACTTATGCAAGATGGAAGATTTATAACTAATTATTTAGATAATAGTATTTTTGAACAATATATTCGTAATGTTAATAATATTAATTCTGCTCAAGATTATAAACGATTTTTACAAGATAATGGTAATACTATTATTAATCGTGAACGTGCATATTTAGAAAGTATTAATACATGTGCCGTGCATGGCAAATGTTTATCTATTACTGATAAAATAAGTAATTGCGGGTGTGGAAATAATAAAATATAAAATATTTTAATTTATCTGATAATATTTATTTAATTTAAATTTAAGTTTAAATTTAAATTAAATTATATCATATCTAATAATATGAGTTCAATTGCAAATAAATTAAATAAATTCGATAAATCGCATTTACCACTTCCATTATACGATATTGAAAGAAAAACAGATATGTTTAATGCAGTTTTATCACTTGATACTCATGAAATATTACAATGTAATCTTATGTATAAGATACCATTTACTATAACGGATGATACTAAAAATTCATTAATTCATATTCTTATTAATAATCCATCTAAATCTTCTGAATTAGCTAAATTAAGTGTTATAAAATTTTTAATAAATAATGGTGTTGACCCAGATAAACCTAATAAATATAATCACACTGCATTACACCTAGCATGTAATCAGCAATTAGAAAAAATAGTTGAATATTTATTAAAAAACCACGCAAACCCAAATTTTAAAGATAATTCAGGATTCACATCATTTCATTATTTATTAAATGGTAGTATTAATCCGGTTCCCCCTACAGAACTTATAGATTTTATACCTTCTACAAATAATGTTAATTTTGCTAAAATAGAATTAATAAATAATATGAAAACATATACAATTAAACAGTTAGAACTGTTAAAAGAACTTCCTATTTTTGATACAATACAAGAAACCATAATTGCATTTATAAGTGATGACGCAGAAATTAAAAAAATTATTCAAGAGTTTACAAATGCACAACTTGTTGATTTAAGATCAACAGACTCTATTTATTCAGCAGGAGATACTTTACAATCTGAAAAAATATTTGAAACTAAGATAACGCAAAGAATAAATAACATATTTTTAGTTAAACCTTTGAAAGAGTTGCTAGTGCATCCAAAAACGCCAACATCGTTGATATTTCCAAAAGGTGCCACTGGGGATTATGCATTTATTAAAGATGGTGATATTAGCAAAAGTATTAAAACAACTATTAAAGAACAATATAATGAACTCATAAAACTTGCACAAAAGTTTACTCCTTATACAATTGATTTAGTAGATGATGATAATATAGATATATATAAAATAATATATTATGATATGTATATAAAAGAAATAATCCAATTAATAAAGACTTATATGTATAAAAAAAAGTCTCAATGGCGTGAGAATCAAGGCTACGTTCACTTTCGTACAGAGGACCCTAACAAACTTTCACAAAAGGTTAAAAAAAAAAATACAGATAGATATTCTTCTTCGGATATTAAAAAACGGTTTATGGATCAAGATGATAAATTACGATATAAAACAGCATCAGATAATGCATCCAGTATTATTAATTTTAAAACACTTAAATATACGGGTGGTCCAAGATATATTCGTTTAGGTTATAATAACATTAATGATTATGACATAGGTGCAGAAATAAATGAAATAATTGTGAAATTGATAACCCCCGATCAGGACGATTTAATAGATTATATGCTTCGACCTAAAGATAATAATCAACTAATAAATTATGATAATGATGAAGAATTAATAAAATCACATATGGATATTATTAAACAAAATATTGAAACCTATTTATTTTTATCCAAAAGTGCTATTAAATATAAATTAAATTCGGAGAACACTATTAAATCTGATAATACCAATTTTAGTAACAAATGGTTTTCGCTGTGGAATGATAATAAAGATAATAAAGATTTTGATTTAGGTGCATGGATATTTAATATGTGGACAGATTGTAGTTGTAGGGCATCTAGAAGTAATTTAATAGGTCGTGTAAGTTTTAAATTATTAATATTAATAAATAATCTAAATGATACAACTAATATTAAAGCAAGTATATTTAATTCATTAAAACCACATTTAATTAGTTTAATTACAAAAAATAATACAGACTTTATAAGTACAACAAATAGTAGTGATTATTCTATTATACTTATTAATATAATAATAATATTATTATATGATTCAGATGATTTTAGCGACTTTTCTACTATTTATAATGATATAACTAAGATACATAAAAACTACTTAATCCAGATGTCAAATATAAATTATATGTATTATTTAATACAAAACTATTTTATACCAGGTACCATCACTGCGCGGGAAAATAACATTGATCTGTTTATTAAAAACATCACTACTGATGTAAATATAAAAACTTATTATAATACTTATAAAAAAAAATATGATACATTTATAGATATATTATGTAATATGATACTTGATGAATATAAACAAATGAGTAATAAACCATTAAAACAAACTATATTAGATTTTTTATATTTATTAAATAAATATAATACGAATACTCGGTTAGATGTATTTACACCAATTAGTATTATTGATAGTTTAACCAATGATGCTACTATTCTAAACCCCCTAATAGACATATCAATATTCGACAACAAAATACCAAATGACATAGTTTTAATGCCTAGTCATTATGGATATTTGAATGTTATTAATAGTTTACAAACCACTGATCCAGATGGTGCAACTGGTTTAACTGGCGCTACTGGTGCTACTGGTGCAACTGGTGCTACAGTACCATCTGATCTGATAAAAGAAAAATATAATCAAATAATAAAAACACATTTTATTATTGCACATATTTTAGGTTTATATTATGAAGGCACACTTAATATGATAGATACTGCCACATACATAAACGGATTAAGTCAAATGTCCGATAAAACCAAATTTATGCCAGGTTCTATAATATCTCCAGACCCAGCCTTAGTTTGGTTTCATACAGTATACGATACAACTAATGAATTACTAAAGTATCAAGTGCCTTTAGCATTACAATTTACTTATATTAATAAAGATAATTTTAATAAGGAAGAGCAAATATTGATTAATAGTATGAAAAAAAAGATACTATTAACGAAAACCACTGTAAATAATAATAATTATATAGGAAGTATTAACAAATTATATATAAATCATGCCCAGTCTAACCTGGGAGATGAATACAGCATTCCTTTCGAAAAGCTTGAAGAGCTATTTATTACAATAAATAATATATTAGAATTCTGGGAAAATAATATAGCTGATGCTAATAATAATGAATTTACCTCCTATAATATAAATTTTGTAAAATATCCACAATATCGATATTCAGACACTGAATTAGATGCAATATATGATGCAATAAACAATTTTAGAAATGATCGGTTTAAATATTTTAATAATGATTTCGTATTGATTAGAAATATAATATCTGAATATACTAATGCTAATGAAGTTCCGAGTGTTTTTGATGCTAACGTCACAGATAAAGATATGGGCGATTTAATAAATTTTATGGTAGATTTTATAAAATTTATAAATGACTATATATTTAAGAACTTAGAAGACAAAATAAATAGGTATAAGTATAATTATGATGAATATGCTGATTTTTATAATATATATGAAAAACCAATTATTTTACCAACTACAATTTCTTATTTTATTTTTCTATATGATAAAATTCAATACTATCAAACACTAATTAAAAACATATATAATCTAATTTATAAGGAAATACACCGTTTTATAACAGGTAAAAAATCTAATATTAAAGATGTCTATACTACATATTATTTTAACATAATTACGTTCTCAAAAATAATTGATAATTATTATAAATCATATAAGGAAGTTGAAGCACAATTAAATAGTTTATCTAAAACAAATCCACAAATTAAAGAGTGGTTAGAAAACATACCCGAAATTAACTCAAATGGTAGTAAATTACAATTATTAGAAAACCCTATACAATATGATCAATTTGCACAACTATTAAATAAAATTAATTCTAGTTATTACCTATATCATTATATTTTTCAACCAGGTAATGCAATTGAATTGGGACAATTTAATTTTTTTCAATTACCCCGTAAAAATGAAGCAATTAAATATTTATATTATACTTATTCTAATATGTTTGATGTATTAGATAAAACTACCAAATTAACAGAAATTACTAAGAAAGTAACAAAACGAGACTTACATAATATTGGATTATTTAATATATATGATATACCTGATTATACTACATCGCATGAGCAATATTTAAATAATCCTTATTTAAATAATAAATCTATAGCTGCAATAAACTCATCATTTGTAACAAATAAGGAAGATAGTTTGCCCCCATCAGTATATGTAAATTTTGATGATTTTTACAAATATACAACCATTTATTTAATTATCGACATACTAAATAATATTAACATTACAGAACCTTTTTATACAACAGCTAACACATATATTAAAAAATATATAAAGCCTACAGAATCAATGATTGAAATATATACATATTATTTAATATCAAAAATAATAGAGCAACTTATTATTAATCGTTATACTACTAATATAATAGACCAAATAATTAAAAAAAAAACAGAGATTAAAGAGATGTCAGGTGGTGTAGATCCAAATATGCAATTAATAAATTTTGAGTTTTTATTAGCTCATTTAGAAAAACAAACTATATCTATCACATTAAATAATAGCAAACAGAAGGTTGATAACAATACGGATTTATCTAATTTATATAATTTAGTAATACCGCCAACCACACCGTCTGATGATAAAATAGTATTTATATTATATCCAAATGATTTGACTAATATTAATAAATTTAAAATAAAAAATGGAATTACTATAAAACCAAATATAATAAAATTATTAATTGACTATGGAGGAATACCATATCATTTAAATATGGAAAATTTAACACCTATTGATTATTTATTAAAAAATTATCAGATTGAGACTATTAAAAAATTATATGAAACATTATCAAGTCACGATATACGCTTTTATAATAGTAAAAATTCAATTAAATATACTATTGATGACTTAAGTAATATGTTAGGTAAAATAATTCCCAATATAATGACAGAATATAAATTAAATTCTGTATTATTAAATTTTCATGAATATTTATATCAAGATATTCATCAATTAATCTTAGCAAATAATACTTATGGAAATAATGAATTTATTTGTATTCCAATATCTTTTAATATATCAACTTATTTAATTTTACATTATTTAAAAACTACAATTGACACAAATACCACATTCACTGAACCTATTTATTTATATAAAAAAATGAATAAATTACAAATTTATAAAAATATAAATTCATTAATAGCTGATGATGTATTATCTACAAAAACAAAATTACTAAAAACATATATAGATTATTTAGATAAATTAAATAATATTAAATCTCTCAGTAAATTAGAAGCAACTCATAAACGTGATGTAGAAATACAAATTAATGAGATAACCAACGAGATTACTATTATTAAAAATAAAATTGCGGAGGACAATGAGCCTTTTGATGTAGATGATATAGTCATTGATCCTAACAGCACTTTAATAGAAGCCTATAAAAGTTATAATTATAATAAGGTTAAATCATTAAAAGCATTAAAAGTATGGGAAAAATTTTTTGATACAGATTTTAATATTACAGAAAATTATGATATGAAATTAATAAATTTAATAATTCAACAAATTAATATATTAAACATAATTGATAATAATACGAACTTACAGGAATTAAATGATATATCTGATAAATTAAAAAAAATATCTACAATTGGAGAAGATTATTTTACAAAACCTAAATTTACAAAAGATAATAAAACAGCCGCATTTATTAAAGAAATGTTAACTTATGTAGCTACAATAACATTTGAAACAAGTATTTTCTTATTAGTTAAAAGTATTTTATTCCAATATTTTACTGAAATATTAGATAATTCTAAAACAATTAATAAAGTAATTAAGTATATTTTAAAGGAAAAAAAAGATACATCTGGTAAAACATTTATGGAAACACTTATTAATAATACAATTCCAGACTTGGTAATAATTGCCTCAAATATATATACAGATAAAAAAGATGAAATTCAATATGATACTAAAACATCTAGACAAATTTTACTAAATCTATTTGTACATTTAAAAGAGGGTGAGATTACATTATCTGAAGAAATATTAAATATATTTGATAAATCTGTTGTTGAATATTTAGATACATTTATAGTAAAAACAATTGAAATGTGGCATGTTAATGCTGAAAATATATTTAAATATTTTATTAATAATTATAGATGTCTAGCAACATTAGTATGTTTAATTGAACATAAATAAAATCCTATAAAATTATAGTATTTATAATTAAAATTAATCAATTTTAAAAGTGTGACCACATTCTAAACATTCAACAAATGTAGTTGGCGCTTCATCTGCCGCGCGTGTTTGTTTTTGTGTCACCTTACTTCGTGATTTTTTACATTTAGAACATTTAAATACATTAGTACCTACATTATCATTTTTTTCTTTTTCTTTTTTACGTGAGTTTAAAAGTTTTTTAAATTTTTCTGGATCTAGTATTTCAGGTTTCATATATGCTAATGTAAAAGGATCTAATTTACCTGTTTCGATATTTTTAATAAGAGATGCATTTTTAAGTAAATCTAGTATTTCTGCAGATTTTGTTTTATATATCTCTTCGCATAAATAAGGAGTTTCTTCTTTTATAGCATATTCTTGAGAGAATTTTAAAATACCATTTTCAATTTTAGATGCTATAACTGTATTAAATTTTTGCTCATATTTTTTACGATAACTATCGCGAATTTGTTTTTCTACTTCCATTAATATTATTAACTATTAATGAAAAATATATTTTTATATAATAATTATATCAATTTTTATTAAATAAAATTATATAAACTTTATATTTAATGGAGTTACATTTCCATATTTATCAATTGCTCTACGATTGCCAAAACTGCTCATTACTTGTGTATTCCCATTTGATAAAATATTTAAGGATTTAAATATTTTACCATATGCTGATTGATATGTATCTGTATTATTAATATTATATTGCGGCCAATATTTTTGATTTTTCATAATATATTTAATTACACTTTTCTTTTCATCTATATTTAAATATATCCCATATCCTCTAAAATCTTTATATTTTAGTATTAATTCAATTGGGTCTTTTGCACAACATACATATTTATAATCAATATTCATTAATGTCATGAATGCGGTTATGCATGATGGCATAAGATATACATTAGACCCATCATAAATTCCACGAACACATGGAAAATGAAAAGTGGATACTACACTGAAAAAATCATCTTCTTTAATAGAAAATATTTCTAATTTTTTAGACAATCCAGAGGATGTAATATGAGCTTTGCAAGTAAATACAAGCGAATAACTATCTGTAGTATTTGTTGATATGCATATTTTAAAAGTATTATTATTAAGCATATCTGGATATTGTTCTTCCCATTTTGTAATTTCTTCAAGTGAATATTTATGAACAAATTCCGCACGTCTTTGTGCTTTTAATTTTTCATATAATGGTTTAAACTTGGCTATTATTTCTGGTTCATTAATATGACTATATATGTGATTTATTTTATTAGATATATTACCATCTAGACTAATATGTTCTTCAATATGTTTTTTTGATACAAATAAATAATCTAAAGGTGTTAGTATTAACTCTGTTTCAATATATTTTACTTTAATTGTATCATGTATTATTTTAACTGTATTAACAAATTTAGTATAACCTTCTTTAGTAGTTATATCTACATTTTTTATTATCATATCAACATCTGAATCAGAATAATGATTTTTAAGAAAATCTTTAAATAATTCATCATCTGTTTTAGGGGTTTTGATACAACTTGTAGTACTTGTAGCACCTGTTGCACCAGTAGTACTTGTTGCACTTGTAGCACCTGTTGCACTAGTAGCACCTGTAGCACTTGTAGTGCCCATAGCACCTGTAGCACTTGTAGTACCCATAGCACCTGTAGCACCTGTAGCATTTGTATCACCTGTAGCACTTGTAGTGCCCGTAGCACCTGTAGCACCTGTAGCACTTGTAGCACTTGTAGCACTTGTAGCGCCAGTTGCACTTGTAGCACTTGTAGCACCTGTGAATACTCTGGGCACACCAACAACAGTAGTAGTTGCAGGCTGACTATGAATAATATGTATATTTTTTGGTCCGCACGCGGCAATTATACTACCTGTAATACAAATATCATTTTCTTTAAAATCAAGTCCTGCAAAAATATTATTATTAGGATCACCTGTGAGAAACATAAGTATTCTCTTTATAAATGTCTCTAAGTTACATACACCTCCAGTATGTATAAAACGTTCATTAACACTATGAAATGTGTCTGGTCCATATTCTAAATCATGAAATAATAATGGCATAGAAGGATTATCTTTTGGATCAGCATGGTCAAATGTAAAATATGGTAATTTAGAAACAGTATCAACAGAGAAAATAAATCTATCTGTAATTTTTATTTTATTTCCTTGAATACATTCTTCTAGATAAAATGTAATCCATGCATATGATAATAAATATTTAAGTGTTTTATTTTCTTGAATAAAGAGTGATAATAAAGTTAAAATATAATTATTATTAAGAACTAAATGTGCATGGTTTTTACTTACAATTAAATGCATAAATAATAATTCTTGATTATCTTTTGATAAAGAGTTAAATAATTCATTTATTTTATCAAATGTTAAATTAGATGTCTTTATTTTAAATGGAATATTTTTAGATGCATGTTCAGTATAATGTTTCTTACTTTTGAAAGTATAATTATCAATAGGCTTTTTTTCTATATTAATATTTTGTGTAAATCCTACATAATTTTGAATTGCAGAAAGTTTTATTTTACGTTTATCTAAAAAGCGTCTATTAATAAATGCATTTGTAAAATTAATAGGTATACTTTTAGTCCAATATGTAGATTCTGATATTTTTGAAATAAGATCTTTTAAACTATTTGCATTATAATTAAAATTTTGATTTAATTTTATTATATTTATTAAATCAGTTAATTGATATTTATTATATTGATTAATATATGGCATTATATGAAAATAATTAATATTAAAAATTGGTAATACAATATTTTTTGATTCTAATGGATATTTAAAAATATTACATAATTGTAATTTTGCATCAGATAATATAATTATATTAGTAAAGTGATATGGATTTTTAAGCATTCTTATTGGTGCTTTAATAATTAATAAATGTGAATAGACTTCTAATAATAATTCATAACTAATAGATTGAAGAAAAAATTCATAAGGAATTTTATAATCATCTTTTATACATAATATATATATACAACTAAAGTATTCTTTTATATTTTGTTTATCTAATATTACAACATCATCCTCTATTGTCATCTTTTTAATCGAACCGGCAATAAAAGGATTTTCAACATAATATGCTTCTTCATCCATTTGAATGTAAAATTGTAATATTGTATCCAAATATAATAATTAATAAAATTATCAATTTTTATATTTAGTTTTAGTAAATTACTTTATAATATTTAGTATCAACTATTTTTATATATTCATTTGCAACCATTGTGTCAAATAATTTTATAATACACGGGTCAATTATATCACTATCAATATCTGATAATATTTTAATCTTTTTAATTTCAGTAATTATATCTGATTTTTCCATTGGTTGTTGATGTTTTTTCAATATAGAATTTATATTAGATTGTATTATATCAGACAGTTCACAATCAAATTGTGGACTTGGTTTATAAGGTATATGTGTAGAATTATCATCTGGTAATGTTGTATGTTCTAATATATTATCATCATCTAATAAACCAGCAACAACTAATGATTCTATTAATTTTTGCATAGCATGTGAAGAATAATTTTTAAATATTTTTTCTATTTTTTCATCTGGTAAAAAATCACCAGTAAAATCAACAGAACTGGTCATTTCTGAAAATTATTAAATTGATAATAATTACTTATAATAATTATTATTATCAATTTTTTTATTATATACCTAGGCTATCAGAACTAGTAGAACTACTAGATATATCTCCCGCAAAATAGTGGTGCTTAGTTCCTAATATTCTATGAGGATTATTTTTAAGATCTTCTAGTAATTCATCTTCAGTTTTTTCACTAGATCCAGTATGCATATCTAATAATTTTAATAATTTATCTTGTTCTCGTTTAGATTTAATTTTTCGTTTATATGCTCCTCCAGCAAATTCAGATACACGCGGTGTGTCAGTAAGCCTTTCAATAGATAATATTTTATTATGTTTATATGAGTTATAATTAGGTTTATTAGACCGGTTATTAGTAGGTGTTTCAGTTAAATTATTAATATGAAAGATATTATTTGTATTTGTGTTAACTGGCGACGGTGGATATTCGCGCGGCCTACCGCCTTGCATATTAAGTTCTAAGCTATTTTTATATTGAAGATATTTGTTTTTATATTTTAAATATTTATCATAATATGACATTATATATTAATAAAATAGAAATTAAATTTAATTAAAATATTAATTTTTAATTAAATTAATTAATAAAATCTAATAATATTTATAATAATGCGTGCAGAATATGATACAGAATATGATACAAAATGTGCTCCAAGTAAAAAATATATAGACGGATCATGTTTTACAATTGATGCATTAAAAAAAATAGCAATTAACTATAATAAAAAAAATAAAAATAAAATAAATTTAAATCTTACAAAAGAACAATTAGTAAAAGAATTAGAATTCAGATTAGCAGATAAATGTTCTGATCAAGTATGTTGGATAAGATTAGACATTGTTAGAGAACTACAAAATCAGGATATAATAAATAATACATTTAGACCAAAAGGCCCATCAGGACAATATGAATGGCTGACAACAACACATATTAATGATGTTATTACTCAATATCATTCTATTTATAAAGATTTTTTATTTTTAGGTGCGGTTCCTGTAGATTTTGATGAATTACCTATATTAGGTATTAATAATTTAAATTTTGATACATTAAAAGCTAATGGTAAAACACAAATAGGATTAATAATAAATTTAGATGAACATTGGAAAAACGGATCACATTGGGTTGCATTATATTTTAATATTATAAAAAATCAAATTTACTATTTTGATTCTGTTGGCACTGCACCCCCATTAAGAATACGTAAATTTATTAATAAAATTACTAAATATTTATATTTTAAAAAATATAATATAAATTTACCAATAAATGATGTGTTATCAGATTTAAAAAAAATAAATACATCTAAGGTAAATAAAAATACTAAAATACATCTTAATAATATATTAAATGGACAATTTGATATTAAATATAATCATATTCAACACCAATTTAAAGATTCTGAATGTGGTGTATATTCAATGAATTTTATCTTAAATTTAGTTAAAGGTAATACTTTTGATAATGTAACTACCAATGTTACACGGGATGAAGAAATAAATGGATTACGAAAAGAGTTCTTTAGAAATGTTAATTAATCTTTTCTATCAAAAATGTTAATTAATCTTTTCTATCAAAAATGTTAATTAATCTTTTCTATCAAAAATGTTAATGAATGTGGAAGATTGTGAAAATTATACGGCATACCATATGAATCTTTAAAAACAACTTCTAAATTATTTAAATTAAATGGTTTTTCAAATTTAAATTGACTTACAGCTGTTCCATTAAAATATAAAATACCAAATGGAATATCTTCTGATAAATTATTTAAATATAAATAAACTTTATTATCAATTCTTAAATCCCAACATTTATCAGATATTTGAATATTTTTATTTTCTATATTTACTAAAAATCCTAAATTCTCTTTTGATAGCATTGTATTTATAATTGTAATAGTATCTTCAGTATTAGATGATTCAAAAATAACTTTTTGTTCCACATTTACACTAATTAATAATGTTTCATTAATTTGTTTTATTTTTTCATTTAATATTGTTATAAGTTCATCAATAGTATATTTACCAGTTGACAAAGTAATTGAATGTTCTTGTTCATTTAATTTAAATGAAAAAATATTATTTTTATTTTCTTCAATATTAAATCTTGGTAAAGGAATAGAATAAGTCATTAATTTTATACCAATAATATTTTTAATTAATTCTAATGGCCATGTATATGCTGATTTATTTTCAGTATTTGATACTTCAAATTGAATATACACAGATTTAAATAAATAATCATATTTTGTAATTAATTCATTCATAGCAGTTTCCTTGGTAGTTAATTGCACTTCTTTTAATTTTAAAGTTGAATTTAATGTATCAATCTTTTCATTTTTAATTGTTAATTCTGCAAATTCAGTTGCTATTTGATTTTTAATTTGTGTTAGTTTTTCTGATTCATTAGAATTATTAAAATTATTTTGTAATTTATTTATTAATTCTAATAGTTCATTATTTTGTGTTTCTAAATTAATTATTTTATCTTGATATTGTTGTATTTTTTGTGCAATATTATTTTTATCTGGAACATTAATATTTAGTGTTTGTAAACTAGTTTTTAATTCTGCCATTTTATTATTCATAGGTTGTTGAGGTGGTTGATAATTGTTTTGCGGTTGTTGTTGAGGTGGTTGATAATTGTTTTCCGGTTGTTGTTGAGGTAGTTGATAATTGTTTTGCGGTTGTTGTTGAGGTGGTTGTTGTTGAGGTGGTTGATAATTGTTTTGCGGTTGTTGTTGAGGTAGTTGATAATTGTTTTGCGGTTGTTGTTGAGGTGGTTGATAATTGTTTTGCGGTTGTTGTTGAG